AAACATAAGTTCATCGGAAACAAAATGCAAAATAAAGGTCTCACTATTTTGATTTTCATTTTTACGGTCAGATTGTTTATAGATACGAAAAGCTTTACGGTATTTACCAATATCAGAATTCTCATCTTTTGCTATATCAATCAATATTGATTCTGAACCGTCAAATAAAAGTTTACCTGAAAGTCCAATAGAATCACGAATGAGAATATTACCAGAAATGACAGGCAAAAACATTGAATCGTAAATATTTAATTCTTCAAATATCTTTTGAATATCAATAGGTCCAGCTTTTGTCACTAAAGTTAATTCATTTATGTGAAACTGCGTGGACTTTTTGACGCTTAATTCACTCATAATTTAATAACTCGTTTGAATTCTTTTTCAACTTCTGGAACAAATTCACTTTTTAATAATCTGATTTCTCTCTTAGCTTCATTCACTTCTACTTCATAATCATAATAGGTTTGTTTTTCTTTTGAAACAGTTTCAGTTATGATTGAACCGTTATCTAAAGTATAAGATATTGATGTGGCTGCAATATTCGCATAAGTATTAACATCTACTTGAAACTTTTCTTTAATTTCTGTGCTATCGGATGATGTTCTTGTAACAACTTTATAATAAGCTTTTGTGTTATTTGTGCTTTGTGCCCACTGAATACCTGAAACAGGTGTTGTGTTAGCTGCACCATTAGTTGTGTATTTGGCATCAATAAACTCTATCAAAGTGTTATGCTCTAAAGGCCAATCATATTGTGGGTCAATAATATCATTAAATAATAATATTATCCAATGTCTTTCAGAATTTTCATAAAATTTTGAAGCAATAATTTCTGGCGTATCAGAATCTTTAATTGAATATTTGTAAAAAGCTGATGAATTTTCTTTTAGTTTTTTTTCAAAACCAAACCTTGAAATGATATTAGTGACAGAATCAAGACCAGTTGATTGTTTGTTAGTTGTGTAAAATGTTTTTGGATAGTAATTAAAAAACTTTGCCATATTATACTCCTTCTTTACCTCTAGCAACACCAGCACCTTGAAAGTTTTTAAAATCAGATTTAGTAAGGTATGTTGTTTCTTGAAATTGTAATAACACTTGAATTGCAACGGGCATACCAGTTCTACCTAATGATGGGTCGTTTTCACCAGGAACTTCATAAGCTGAAAATCCGTTAGGAGCGTAATTCACATCAATATTAGTAAGAACACAGGTTGCAATTGCAGGAATGTTTGGATTCTGTGAAGAACCATAATAGAACTTAATATCAAATTCTGATGGAGGTATTAAGAAACCTTGTGCGCTTGCTAATTCTGGCGCTTGATGGAAACGAAGTCTTTCAATAATCTTTTGAACTTCTAGCGCTTCTTTTTCATCTCTTGGATAAAATGTAAATTCAAATTGAAATTGTCTAAAGTTTGGAGATTTATAAATCATTTCAAGCATAGGGTTTTGAACCGTACCTGTAGCCGCAGTAAATAATGCTTGACCTGTATTTTCACCAGCTAGAGTTGATACTGATTTAAGAAGATTACTTCCAGCCGATTTTGCAGCTGCACCACCAGCTCCCATGTAATCACCAGCTCTAACTTTATCAGCAATAGAACCGCCAGCAGCTAATATTTGTCCTGCCATTTCGCCGCCTAATTGTAATTGGTCATATCCTTGTGCGTAAGTATAATTTAATGTATCAGGCATATACAATGCAATAGCATCAGTTGTAAGTGTAGTTGTTTTTAAGAAACCTAAACTACCGCCAGTAATTTTTTTAATAGAAGTGTCTAACACCGCTTGGGTTGACTCTGAATTGCCATTAAAAATTGATGCTTGACCAAATAAATTACCAATTGTGCCGGTAACATTACTTAAACCACCTAACGCACTACTTACACTTTTACTAGCTGCATTAGTGAGACTAGCAAATTTACCGCCAGTAGATGAATTAAGTGAATTTAATCCGCCATTGATTTTACTTAATAGTTCACCACCAAAAGCACTAGATGCGCTTCCTATATTTGCGCCTAATGTTTGAGAGGCTGCAGAAGCGCCTTTTGTGATAGGAATTGCAGAATCACTTAATTCTTTTCCTTTGAATTGAGAATTCTTTTGTTGACGAATGTAAATCACCATATAATGACCTTTATCGGTTGATCCAACATCTATTGGATAACGAAAAGTGTTTTTCTCAAATTCAGTACCTTCAAGGGCCGATAATGGGCCAAAATTTCTACTGTTTTGTTTATTGAATTTTATATCGCCGAAACCGAAAAGAGACATTTTTACTTCCAGAGGTAAATTGTGTTAATTAGCATAGATAGTATTTATGTCATATAAAGGATGGTTTAGACCCAAAAACCCAACAAAATACAAAGGCGATGCAGCTAATATTGTGTATCGTTCTAATTGGGAATTAAGAGTAATGAAGCATTTAGATATTGACCCCAATGTTTTGTGGTGGGCGTCAGAGGAGTTGTCTATTCGCTACAAATCACCAATTGACCAAAGGATGCACCGTTACTATCCAGATTTCATAGTTCGTGTTAGGCAAACTGATGGTAAAGAAAACACTCTAGTTATTGAAGTTAAACCAGAGAAACAAACCAAAAAACCAACTCAAAAACGCAAAACAAAGACATTTCTTCAAGAAGCCGCAACTTATGCTATAAATCAAGAAAAATGGAGAGCTGCTGACCTGTTCTGTAAAGAACACGGATGGGAGTTTAAGATTTTAACTGAAAAAGACCTTGGCATTTGAGATAAATAGACGATGGCATATTTAATAGACCGTATTAAAGCCTCTTTAGCAAAAGAAGGTTTAAAACCTCGCTCTAATCAAGCGAGAGCTTGGTTGCAATCTAAAGTAGAAGAATTGAAACCTACTCGTGCAGCTTTAATGCGTGATAGAAATAAGCTAAGAGAACGTTCGGTCATAGGAAAGATGTATTTCTATTTTTATGATCCAAAGACAAAAGATACGATGCCGTATTATGATAGATTTCCATTGGTAATACCGATTGAATCATATAATGATGGTTTCTTGGGTTTGAATTTACACTATATTGCTCCAAAATATCGTATGACACTTTTAGATAAGTTGAGTGTAACAACCTCTAACGAGACTTATGATGAAAAAACAAAATTAAAACTTAATTATAGATATTTGGCTAATGCTTCAAAAATGTTTGAAGCAACTCCATGTATTAAAAGATATTTGTTTAGCCAAATACAATCAAGATTTTTAGAAATAACAGCAGATGAATGGGATATTGCAGCCTTATTACCAATGGAAAGTTTTGTTGGTGCTTCAACCAGTAAAGTTCACGCTGATTCACAGGAACAATTTTAATGTCATTTTCACCTAATCTATTCTTATCTAATGTAAGAGCAAAAGACGGCTTAGCTAAACCATCAAGGTTTGAAGTTGTTCTTCCTATACCAACATACATTGGAAATTTCGTTGGTAATTCTATCATTGAGAAGATATTAAACCTTCCTAATTCAGTATTTAATGATGTAAGTGATGCTATTGGTTCTGTCTTTGGTAGCCAAGGAGCAAAAGATGAACAATCAAAATCATCTAATCCATCTATGTCAAGATACCTAGCATTACAATGCGAAAGTGCTGAATTGCCTGGAAGAACTTTAGCTACAGCTGATGTGAAAATTTATGGTCCAATATTTAAAGTTCCATATCAAACACAATATGCTGACACATCATTGACATTTTTATGTACCAATGATTTTTATGAAAGAAAGTTATTTGACCGTTGGTTAGAAGCCATTCATCCTTCTGACACGAACAATCTTCGGTTTCCAAAAGGCCAATCTTCACGATATATGACCAATATTAAAATTATACAATATGATGAATTCATTAAACAGATTTATGCAGTTGAATTGATTGATGCTTTTCCTATCGGAGTAGCACCTCAAGCTCTCAATTGGGGTGAAGATGGTTTTCACCGCCTTCAAGTTCAATTCGCATATCAATATTTGAGAGTGCAATACGAAGGAACTTATAACTTAGCTGCAGCCGCAACAGCTCTATTTGGTGCAGCTGGGTCTAGGTTATTACCTTTTGGAAATGCAATTACGAAGTTACCATTTTAATTATTAAAGCGAGGTTATTATGTTACCAAAACTAGATGTGCCTATACATGAAGTTAAGTTAATTTCAACGGGCAAAACAATCCGTTTCAGACCATTTTTGGTCAAAGAACAAAAGTTATTCTTAATGGCGTCAGAATCTAATGACCCTAAAGAAACAGTTAATGTCATCCGTCAAGTGTTAAAGAATTGTGTGCTTGATGAGATTGATGTTGATTCATTACCTACATTTGACCTTGAATTCTTGTTTATGAATTTAAGAGCTAGGTCAGTAGAAGAAGTTGTAGATTTAAAATACAAGTGTAATAATGTGGTTCTTAATGACAAAGGTGAAAGTGATTCTTGCACCGGTGTTGTTGATTTTAAAGTTAATCTACTTGAAATTCAACCTACAAAGAATTCAGACCACACAAATAAAATTCAACTTACAGATAATTTAGGTGTTGTTCTTAAATACCCATCTTTTGATATGATTCAGAGATATGAAGATAAAACAGAAACAGATATTATGTCTTCAGTTTTAGTCGATTGTATTGATTATATCTATGACAAGGATCAAATTTATTATACAAAAGATGCTTCACGAGATGAATTGATTGAGTTTGTTGATACACTTCAACAAAAAGATTTAGAAAAGATTAAAGTATTTTTTGACACTTTGCCTGAAATTAAGAAAGATGTTCACTTTAAATGTCCAAAATGTGCATATGAAGAAGACATCTCAATAAAGGGCCTGCAAAGTTTTTTCGTTTAATTTTTCGTTATGATACACTAGGGAACTACTATCAGACCAACTTTGCTTTAATGCAACATCACAAGTATAGTTTATCTGAGCTTGAACAAATGATTCCTTGGGAAAGAAATATTTATGTTAGCTTATTAATTAAGCACCTTGAAGAAGAAAAAGAAAGATTAGAATTACAACGACAACAGAGAAAAAATAGATAAAAAATGGCATCAACTTTTGCTAGTAGATACTTATCTGGAATAGAAAAGGGCGAAGGACTTTTTGGTAGCGCTAAAGAAGCAACTAAAGATTCCATTAAAGATATAGGCAAATCTTTTTCTAAAGAAAATATAAAAACTAAACTTGTTCAAAGTATGTTTGGTGGAAACGATATATTTTCAGCACTAATTCGTAGTAAACTTGGTGTTAAGAAAAAAGAAAAAAAAGAAAAAACACCAACAAAAGATGATGTTGATTCTAATTTCCTACAATCTATAGCTCAAAGCTCTTTGGCTCTTCCTGGCATAGCCAAAGATATGAATATTCTTCGCCAGAATATTCTTGAATTGGCCAAAATTGAAAGAGGTGTTGAAGAACAACAAGATTTATCTAAACAAGGTGACTTCTTTAAATCACAAGATGCTTTAGAATCTCAATTAGAAGCACAAAAACTAAAAGCACAAACACCTGGTTCTCCTACGGCAATTAAAACTGGTCGAGAAGAAGGTACACCAAATGGTAAACCAAAAACAGACGGTATGCTTGGTGGTATTATTGATTCTGTAAAAGAAGGTTTACTTGGTGGTATATCTGGTGTATTTAGTCCTAAAATGTTAATTGGTGCCATAGGCAAAACTTTAGCTATTGGTGCAATATTAATGTCTTTATGGAAAGGTATCACAGCTGGATTTGAAAAATGGAAAGAAACGGGTTCTTTATCTGAAGCTATTATAACCGGTTTAGGTAATATGCTTGATTTTCTCACCTTTGGTCTTTTTGGTGAAGATTCATTACGCAAATTAATTAAAGATGTTGGTGACGTTGTTGAACCAATTATTGATGGTATCAAAGAGACATATTATTCAATGAAAGATTGGATTGCTAACAATGTTGGTATACCAAGAGTTTCATTTAAAATTCCAGTTATTGACAAAGAAGTAAGTTTTGGTCCGTATTATCCATTCAAAAAAGATTCAAAGAGTTCTGCTAAAGAAAATTCTGCTGGTGAATTTAGAGCTCAAAAAACAGCTGAAAAAGTTCAAAAAGAAATGCAAAAGGCCACAGATTTTATTGCTGGCGTGGATAAACAATTAGGTCCGACTAGAGATGCTGTTGTTACTGAAGTTAATAAAAATATGGAGAAGGCGACTTCTCTCGTTAAAGATTTACCTAAAGATGGAAAAGAACAAGCCAACATTTTAGGTAATCTTAATACAATCACCGAAAACAATTTACAGAATATTAAGAAACTAAACGCTAAAGGTGATTATAGTTTAGGCCGTGC